ATCTCTGCCGCCATCTCTGCCCGGATGTAGGCCTCGATGTCGCGTGGATTTTCGCGCTGCATCCGCATGTAATCGCGAATGGCTCCGCGCAAGTCGCCGGCGGCGTCCAGTGTCGCCCAAGGTCCGGCCACCATGAAGTAATCGCCAGAGGCGGGAAATTCCTGCACAAACAACGGCGTGTCGGGATCTTCCGCGCGGTGCGACTTCCACTCCCAAGCTCCGCCCCAGATTGAGGGGCCGAACCAGCGCTGCAAAATCCAGGCTGATGGGTCCGTGCCCTGATACCGCGGCAGTTGATACCGGCCGCCCTGAATGCGGTCAATGGTTACTTTGCCGTCGCGGATGATGTCCTGCTCGACCCCGTGCGCAAAGTGGCGCATGGTTCCCTGGCAGAGGATCCGGCAGTCACCGGCGCGCACCAGCCGCCACATCGCGCGGCCGTGCGGCGTCAGGCCGCCATACTCGATCAGCAGCATTCGTATAGCGCGCGGCGTCTTGCGTTCGATCTCATCAAGAACCATCAGGCAGCCACCGCTTCGTAAGTTGCTTCAAAAATATCCGGTTTGCAGGGATAGAATTCTCCCTTTACATCTTTGATTATCCAGTCGCCCTCTTTAGCGTTCATAACACCTTCGAGAGTGGCTATTTGAACGATGCGTTCACCTTCGATTTGAGTCACTACGAACTCGAAGTTCCCAAAATCGAGGACTTCAGCAGCATTTTTACCGGTATACCTAACAGCTTCAATTACAACCGGCTTTTTGCGAAACTTTGCCATGTTGGTAACTCCTTAAAGTTCGCCCGGCCCATCTCTGAGCCGGGCGGCCTGCTCCGTTTAGTCAGCAGCAGCTTAGAGACTAAGTGCCAGCGGCCATGACCGGGTTGACATACAGGTTGTAGGTGTACACGTGCGCCCAGGGGAGCTTCGTGTAGAGGTTGTAGGCGTCCTGAAAGAGAGCATCGCTCTCTGAGGTTGCCTGGCCGCCTACCGTGCGGAACCACCAAATGCCGTCCAGAGGGCCGGGAATCATTCGCTGGCTGCCGGGGTAGCGAACCTTACGCAACTGGCCTTCCGCGATGTCGTAGAGCTTGTCCACGCCCGCCATCGAGTCGGTCAGCACTTCCTGATTGCCGATCATCCAGGGAGCGTTACGCGGAGCCGCAATATCCGGCTGCTGAACCTTTGCGTCGGTGACCATGAAAGAGGTCTTGGCAAAGCCCAGCAAGCGGGCAGTGGCGCGCTGCACGTAATGCGTGTAGTAGAAGCGCTTCTCCTGCTCCTGATCGGAACCCAGTGCCTGATTTTGGCGCTGGTTCATCACTTCGATGATGCCCAGGGTAAGAGTCGAGCTTGCGTTGACGCTCGGCGACTGCACATAGGCGACGGTGCGCGAAATGCCGCAGTTATCGCCAACCTGCGAGTTGGAGATCAGATACTGCAAGCCTTGCGGGCCGAGTGGTGCCGCGGAGGCGTAGTTGAGCGGAATGAACTGGCAACCGGCCGCAGTGCCAACCGGCACGTTGTCAAGGGTTACGGTGTCAATGCCGCCGCCGGTGGAGTTCGACTTCGCCAGAATGGTGACCTGGCCGAGGACGTTGAAGTTGGCGTCGGTCAGCTGATAGGCGTTGTTCAAATCCAGCAGCCGGTTGCCGTAAGGCACATTGGCCATCTGAACGACAACGCCGCCGGCGTAGCTCGCGTCGATCACGCCGAGCAAGCCCTGGTTATAGCCCTGGGCCAGCGCGTTGCGGGTGTGCGCAAACTTGTCCTTCACCTTCGCCAGCATCCTGGCAATCGGCTTGGCGATCATCAGCCGGTCGGTTCCGGCGCCTTCAATGCGCTGCAGCAGTTCGGTGCGGGCGATGGCGATCAAACCGCTGACTGGCACCACAATGAACTGGTTGTATCCCGGACCGTTGCCTGTGATGTAGGGGCCGCCGTCGGGATCGTTGCCGGCAAACTGTCCACCCACGTCAAATTCAATGGGGTGCCGGTACTTCTCTTTGCCCATATCCCTGGCCGTCGCCTTCTGAAAGCGGCGGTCAATTCCCTGGTCCAGGTTCTGGGCAGTCTCGATGTTCTCCTCGACCACCTGAAGCATGATCGCGATTTGAGCCTGCGCTGTGCTGTTATTCGGAGCTGGCATGTTATTGTTCTCCCAATCTGGCCCACTTTCACCAGTCGCTATTGGGCGCTTCCCGGCGTTGCGTCAACCACTCTAACTCAAGCGGTAACGGTTGAATGCGAGCGGGCTATGCTTTGCCCGCGCGCATCTTCTCTTTTTGTTCAACCAGCATTTCAAACTTCTCGGTCCGGCTTGCCGCCAGATACTCTGGATTCTTTTCGAGTGTCGCGAGTGCGGCGTTCTCAAGTGCTTCCCCAATCAAGACTGTCGGCGGTGAAGGTGCTCCGCCGCTCTGTGGTTCGACCCGAGCCACGGTTGCGATTTTCTGCTGCTTCTCCTGGCTCTTGCCGCTCATCTCGCGGATACCGTTCTGAATCCGCGTGACGTGAGCATTAAAAATATCTGGCAAATACAACTCGCGCAGCCGGGCATTCTCGGCGTTGCGCAGAGCTTCGGTCTGCGGTCCCGGCGGAAGAGCGGCAAGCTCTTGCTTCTTGCGCAGCACGCTGGGAATCGAGTCGCATTTGCGGTTGAACTCCTGCGCAACCAGTACGCCAAAGGCGCGCGCCTGGGTTACCTGGCCGGTGACTGGGTTCGTATACTTCTGCTCCAGCACCACGTCGGGGATGACCTCGCCGCGCTCGCGCATCGCCTTGAGGGTATTGTCGATGTACTCGCCAACTCCATTGCCCCAGTTTGTGTTGATTCTGGACTCAAACTCGGCGCGGGCCTGAACGCGGGCTGCCCGCGTGTTGGTCTGCTTGTTCTTGTTCAGCTCAGCCTGCTGGACTTTGAGTTGCTCCTGAAAAGCCTTCTGGGCTGGCGTGGCATCGGGCGGAAGTTCCGGCAGAGCGTTTTCCGCGTCCTCTTGGCCTAGCAGTTCAGCCACATATTCGAAGGCCTTGATCTTGTAATCGGTGTCTTCGAGCAGGGCCTGGTCCGCGGCTTTGGCCTCTTCGCTGGGATAGACTCCGGTCTCAACCTTCGCTTTAAGTGCCGCCAGGGATTCTTTGGCATCCTTAGTAAAGCCAGTCAACGCTCCGGTGGTCAGCTTGCGGCTCAGAAAGTCGAAACTTTCCGTCATTAGCGGCGTGCCGTCGGCGGCTTTTACCGGCTGTCCCTTCTCATCAACCACGTTGAACAGGCCAACAAAGTCATTGAAGGCCGCCTCGGCCATCTCTGGAGATTCGGGTGCCAGTGCAAACTTGTGTTCGAGCGTCAGAATCCGGTTGGCATTATCAACGGCAAATTTTGCCTCTTCAACCGTTGGGACAATCGAGAGAATTGGCTTGGCCGCCTCCGCCGCGCGCGCCGTGGCCATGATCTCGCCTTTGAGTGTGGGGTTGGCATCAAGCGCGGCTTTGAAGGCCGGATCTTTGGCTGTCCAATCGTCGAGCGCTTGCGGGGTTGCCGCTGTGGGCTCGGGGGGCTTCTCGCCCGGTTGCGGTTCTTCTGCTGGCTTTGGCTCCTCGGGTGGTTTGGGAGCTTCCACGGGCTGCGCGCCGGGCTCCTGGCTCTCTGCCTCTTTGGCTGCGGCTTCGGCCGCTTTGGTGGCTTCGTCAGGGTGCTCTTGCTTCCACTTTTCGTTTGCTTCGATGAACTGCTCAACGCCCTCTTCGGTGTTCGGATACTTCGAAGAGTCCGGCTGTTCGCTGGGCGCTGCAGGTGCCGGCGCGGTCGGAGCTTCAGGTGCGGCTGGAGTTGGAGGAGCGGGCGCAGCGGGTACGGAGGGTACAGCGGGGGCCGGTGCCGGGGTTACCGGAGCGGGCGCTGGCGCGGCAGGTGCGGATGATGCTGGTACGGATGTTACAGGGTCCATGGTTTCCTCTCTTTGGCGGTTCTGGCGGTGCGGTTACTTACCTGCTCCGGCCATGGCTTCCGTGGCCTTCAAGGTCGAATCGATAATCTCCTTGGCTCCGGAGACTTGGGCGTTGGCGGTTCCTTTGGTCATCGCTGGATCCATCATGGCAATCTGACTCAGCCGGTCGGCCATTCCCAGGGCAAGCTTCTGCAATTCCTGCAGGGTTGCCTGTGTCGAAGGATCAGGACCTTTGCTGGGCGGCGCGCCGGCGGCGTTCACCTTCTGCTGGCGCTGGGCGCGCTCGGCGGCAACCTGGGCGTCCATATCCTCCAATGCGTCGTAGTAAGCATTCAGCCGGTCCCAGGCCTCGGGATCGGTATTCCTGAGATCGCACTCGGTCAGTGCATAGCGGCTAACCTCCTTCTTGGCAATGGTGTAATCCTCGAAGTTCTTGTCGGGCATGACCGGAAGCTTCTTGGTCTGCGCGCCGGTCTGGGGATCGATTGCCACATCCCATGGCTTCGAAAGCAACGTCTGGATGTCGATCTGCGTCTTGGCAACCTGGGCGGCGTCGGGATTGACGGAACCGGGCAGCATGGCGGAAAGCACTGCATCGGCGTTTTCCGGCACCGCAAACCATGCCTGAGCCGCCGGATTGTTGCTGGTCAACTCCTTGAACATGGTGATGTAGCTCTGGCGGAGTTCGTCGGGAGAGGTGGGCAGACCCTGATCTTCATCGCTGAAGACTTCAACCTCGCCGTCCATCTGGCTCCAGTCAACCTGCTGGTTGCGCCAGCCCGCGCCCTTTGCCTGCTCCGCATTCCAAATCTTGTCCATGGCGCCAATTCGCATCAGTTGCTTGGTGCACTCGATCGCATTGCGCGCGGCTTGCGCACATTCGTCCTTCACATTTTCCCAGTAGGGCTGCATCCCGGCTGTGGCCTGGCCGAGCATCTGAGCCTGACCCATGCCTGTTTCCACACCTTCCTGTGTTCCGCCGCCGAACGACTGAGGCGGCAGCCCGGCGATCAGCTCGCAGAATGTCATCAGCATCTGCGGATAATTCCATGCGGATGGGTTCAGCGGTAGATCGTAGTGGGCGAAAACCTCGCTGAGGGGTCGAGCTTCGCCGTTGACCCGCATCGGAATCGCGAAGATGTGCCCCGGTATCAGCGAGCGCTGGTCTGCCTTGTCGGGATCCAACCGGGCACCATCCGCCACATTCAGACCGGTTGAGGCGCGCTGCATCCAGTCGTCGAGCATCTGCATGGCGGCATTGAAGCGCTGATTAAACGGCACTACGCGCTCGCCGATTGACGGACAGTAGGGACCATAACTTTCGTACAAACGGCAGCTTGACCACTCGCGGCGCATCACCGCCGGGCGGATATCCACCACCACGCCGCCGATCATAGAAACCTTGCAGCCCTCGGGGAAGGTCGCTTCCATGCGCTTGGCAAAGTCTTCGTGATTCAGTTCCCAATAGGCTGTTGGGTTGAGCCAGTTCTCGCTGTACGTCGGCCGGCTCTGATTGAGGTCGCTGGCGTAGCCTGAGGTCACCGACTTTAACTGAGTCCTCATCAGCTTTTCCCAGTCGGCGTTCGGCGTTGTCTCGGCGGTTGCGCCGGCGGAGATCTTCTGACGGAAAGTTGGGAAGAGTTTCAGCGCCTCGCCAAAAGCGATTTCACGGTCATAGCTGAGCGTGGGTGATTGCCACCACTCTTTCACGCTGGGACAAACGTCGATCTCAAGCGGAGAGTGGACGGTCTGTTTTACGCTCGCCCGCGGCACCTTCTTTGTGCCTGCGATCTGCAAACTTGTCCGGTTGCCCTCGCCGGAAGCGTAATAGCTCTCTGGGCCCATGGATGTTCCGCAACCTGGGCAGGGGATCATTCCCTGGCCCTGGTCTTGAATCTTGTCCATGGGTGTTTCCAGGCCGCAGTTCATGCACTTCATTCGCGCAGGTGCCTGAATCTCCATATCGGCGAAGATGTTTTCGTCGTCGTAGCCGTTTTCAATGCCGTCCAGCACACCGCGGGTGTAGCGGAAGTAGCAGCCAAAGGTGTACAGGCACTCGTAGATGGTGCGCAGCATCTTGCGCACCTGGTTCTTGCGATCAAGGATGGAGATCAGATCTTGCGCGGCTTTGGCCGTCTGGCTGTCCTTGGGCTTTTCGGCATTGGCGGGCCGAACCACACTCTTTGGAATCGCGCGGGTCAGGTTGCCGACGAATATCTGCTTGAACATGAGAGTGATATTGTTCATCCACTTCTCAAGTTCAACGCTTTCCCCGTCCTCGACCAGACCGTTGTTGCGGATCTCGGCGAGCGCGTCAAACCAGCAGTTGCCGGTCTGGTCCCATCCCACCCACTGAATACCCTTCTCCATCATTACGGTGAGCATCCAAACGCGGATCCTCTCCATGCGATCCTGCATCCAGCCCGAGCGGAGATGGCTGATTGTCGCGACAAGCTCGTTCTTGTCCTCTTCGGTCACGCCGAAGGTAGAGAAATAGTCCACCTGGCCGCCGGCAGTCGTCGGCATCTTGAGTGCCGGGTTCTGCATTCCAGGCGCAGCTGTGGCGCTGACTGGATATGCCGCCCTGCCTATCGGATTGATGGTGAATGCCGCCATGCTATCCCTTCGCTTGATGCAGGTTACGGTGATTCATCGCCCGAGTTACAACCTCAATGCCAGTTAGAGGCCGCGGCACAACATGCAGAGGCTCTTCTTTCTTGGGTTCCGCAGGAAGTTCCAGAACCTGAGCGACGGCCTGCGGTTGTGCTTGGCTGGCTGACTGAGCAACGAGAACCGGCTGGGATGGCTGATACTCCCACTCGCTCAACTGGCGACTGCCGATCTGCGCGCGCAGCTCGGCTTCGAGTTTCGCGCGCAACTCGGAAACCTCTGCTTTGAGGTTGTCGTTGTCCCGCTCCAGCCGTTCGTATTGTTCGCGAGTTACCCAACCAAAAGTCATGTTTTATGCCCACTCACTGACGATGACGCCGGTGGCTGTTGCGGTGGCGCTTAGAAGTTGCACGATTGGAGTGCCCAATGTTGCTGTTCCGCCAGGGCTGTCGACATTGCCGGCGGAGCCTGGATTGCCAAGCGGAGCCTGAGTACCGCTGTGGATGTTGTGCTTGTCACCAAACGTCAATTGCGGAAACGAAACACTAGTGCCAGCCACAGCCGGAGAGGGAGCGAAATTCCCAGCAGCCAGGCCCACCGTAGGAGCAGCCGGTTCGGAGTTGAGCGTGATATTGCTCGACAACGCAAATGGATCAAGGGCGTTGTATTGAAGGCCCTGCGCAGCGCCTGAGGTAAATGCTGGATCTTCAATAATCTCGACGAATTTGGCGAAGGTGGTAAGACGAATGACGGTAAAAAGACCGCCCGTTGCAGCAACCGGATACCACGTCCGTTTTGGGTTGGTTTGCGGCATCTGAATCTCCTTTTCGATTCCAACAAATAGGGCAGCCCGCGAAGGCTGCCCTGCTGATACCTGTTGGCTGTTAACTGAACTTGATCTTGCGCATATCCTTTGGAAAAGCCCGCCTCAGACTTCCCCGCGGCGTCTTGAAGTAGGCACCGGCATACTGCAGGGCCCAGGTGAGCACCGAAGCCTGCTCTACCGGGTCCGTGCCCGGCTGAGAGACCCGCTGCAACTCCTCGCGGATGTTCTCCATCTCGGCGGTGGTGATGAGTGCCACGCTGGGAATACGTCGTGTTAGGCGTGTCATTGGGTGTCGGCTGCTCCGCTTCCGGGCTCAAACGTTCCACCGTCGGGCTCTGTGGCTCCCTGCTGACCGCCTGTGGCATCCAGAGCAGTCTGTTCCGCGCCAGCAGTTGCCTCTGCCGCAGCCTTCTCTTGTGCTACTGCATCGAGATCCTCGGCGCTCGGCTTCTCTTTGTCTGCAGGCTTGACAATAGCCAACTGACTGGCCAGGAATATCTCGTTGAGTCCCTTCACGCCGTAGTAAACCCGCTTGTTGATGTACTCGACGTGGCTGATAGTGTAGGTCTCCGGATATTTCTTGGACAGCTTCGGATCGATGACCACAACTTGGGAATCGGCCGGAATGTCTGCCGGGAGAGAGGATGAGGTGGTCTCAAGTCCAACATCCGCGCCAGGATTGCCAGAGATGTGAGCAGTCAGCACTGAAAGAGGAGTACTGGGGGCTTCTACCGCACCGCTTTCGTTCGCTTGGCCTACCGGCGTGTACCCCTGCTCGAAAGCCGCGGCGGGTGAATAGCTGCTGCAGCCGTCCTCGTACTGGACATAGTAGCCGCCGACCTGGGGAGCTTTGCTGCTGTACCACAGACGGGTGACGTCTACATGAGCTGCGCCCGCGAGTGCGAGGCGATGAAATCCGGGGGTTGGGCTCAGCGCCACGCCCACAATCTTGGCGGCGCGCACGGTTTTGTGGCAGAGGTACTCGGGCAGGCTGACCTCGGTGAGACTGCCGTCGGCTTGGGCTTGGAAAATCTGTTCGCTCATTAAAAACTCCTCATCTCTCGTTTCGCTACTTGTTGATATTTCCGGCCGCCGGGCGGTCTGCGGCTTCTGATTTCTTTACACCTGGCTAAGTTTGCGCTTTACCGCTGTTTTCTAAGCCATAGCCTTTTCGCCTTGCGTCCCGTTTGGCATTGCGATCGCGATGGCTGGAGCCTTTCCGTTCGAGGTCGCAGTTGCTGTCGCTGTGGCATTCCGTGTAGCCACGGTGGAGGTTTTTGTTGGCGCAACCGTCGACGTCTTGGTTGAAGTTGACGCACCTGGCTTTATCATTGTGTCTCTCTCCTACGAGGTGAACAACACGACTTCCGCCGCGCGGCGCGCTACCAGCCCCGGTAGTTTAGTTTCTACGCCGTTGATTGCGCCGTAGACCCACGCGGGCATTTGAAAGGGTACCTGGTCCCAGCCATGGTGCAGCATCGTGGCGAAATGGGCGGCGCCCTCATTGTAGATGAAGTCTGCGCAAGCGTTCCACTGATTTTGTGTTGCCGTTGGCGGAAGCATCCGCGCGAGCGCCGGATCATAGATCGTGGCCATGTCCTGATCGAGAATGAAGTCGGCCTGTGCTTGCGTGATGCCGTTCGAAACGTCAATCCCATAAACGGTCTGCGATTTTTGCTCAACAGGTGTTAGATCGTGGCCATGGCCGATCTGCGGCCCGCGGTTATCGGGCCTCACGGTCAAGCATAGACCCTCGTTCTTTGCGATGAATACCTTGCCCGCATCAGATGTTTTCATGTTTTCCTTAAAAAGTCAGCTCAAATCTTTCAGGCTTGCCTTGCCGATAATGACCAGCACACAGAACCAGGCCGCCTTCGCCGCCGCAACCACTAACGCCGCTGGCTTGTTCACACCAGCGCCTGCTCGACGGCCGTCGCGATCTGCCGCTCAGCCATGCCAGTGCAGAACGGGGGAGCCGAAAGAACGGTGATGCTGAGAGTAGAACCGTCGTAAGTCCAGCTCACGGTCACGCCGCTCGTCTTCGCTGTGCCGGAGTTGCCGGAGATGGAAACGCCAGCCGCCGCGCATTGAGCTTCCATTGCGGCGTATTGTGCTGGCGTTACCTGCCATGTTTGAGCTTTGTTAGACATTGTTATCTCCGGTTGTTTGTTTCAATCCACGCCCCCGCGTGGGGGGGGGGAGACCGTTTCAGAATAGCTGCTGCTGCTTCCGCTTGAGAAGCAGTGCGCGCCTAAGCTTGGCCGCCGCGCTGCTCTGAGCCGTACCAGTCGATGGACCGCCGAAATAGACCTGAAGCCCGGATTTGACGATCACGACGCCGGGGTTTTGCCACTCGCCATAGATCGCGTTCCACACGACGCTGCCGCTGGAATTGATCGCGACGTCAGCGCCCGCTCCCACAAAGCCCGTCAGAAACGTATTGCCCACCGCAGGGACGGTCGAGCCGGCGCCACCTCGAAGGTACACGCGGAACGAATCCGCGGGGATATTCGTCGACTTGAGAACCGATGCAACAAACTTGGTAGGGACATACTCGGCATAGCCGCCGTAGGTTGAGAAACCTGCCGTCCCGTAATTGCGCGCCAGCGCGCCCAGGTAGATCGAATTCACGTAACCATTGCTGTCGGCGGCCGAGTCTTTTACGTCGAAATTTGTAAACTCAGTTGAGCCGACGGTCCAGGTCCCGTGATAGTGAACTGCGTCAGCGGTGGATCCAACGCTCAGCGCGATGCCCGTCTGCGCCATCAGTGCACTGGCAACGACCAGCATTACGGTCAAGGTTGCAACTTTTAGAATCGAATTCATTGTGTTTCTCCTTGTGAAACAGGGTTGGGCGCCGTGGCGCGGGTTACTTGGTGGGTTCAGGCACCGGCGTAAAGTCGACATAAAAGACTCCGTCGATTGGGAGCTTCTTCACAGCATCGCGATTGGTAATCACCATAGAGATGTGGCCTTGTGGCGTCGCGGCGCTGTAACTGTTGTCTTCCGGCGTGTTGCTGTAGCGCGGTTCCATATCGATCTCGACACGGGTGCTTGTCGCGCTGTGATTGGTCACCTTTGTAACCGCGAATTTTCCTCTGACAGCGAACATAACGTTTCCCTTTCATTGTGCGCCGCGGCGCGAGTTATCGGATGAGCGCAAGATCAGCTTCGAGCTGCGCCAGATTAAGGCCTGTCGGATCTACGCCGCTCTTATCGAACCAATCGGGAGAGATGGCCGCGTAGATCTCGTCGAAATACGCAGAGAAGAACTCCCAGGTCATCTGATAGAGCGCTCCCCAACTGATCGCCACCGGCCCGGTTTCGTTGTAGCCGATCAGCACGACGCAGTGCCCGCCGTCGATGCTTGTGTCGTCTGTTACCGTCCACTCGGTCTGACCCATGGCGCTATTGGGGAAGTTAAGCCCTGTGTACAGCGGTCCAAAAAGTGCAATCGCTTGTTTCACTTCGTCCAGGTTGGCCGGGTTCACGGAGGCATACGCGGTCACCGGGTGGCCGTTGATTCCGTGCTGCTTCCAGAGATTCAGCACGTCCAGCAGCACACCGCCCTGATCTGTGCTTGGATCGTCTGGATTATAGCCGTCGAATATCTCGTAATAATCCAGCGCGTCCGCATCGATGAATGTCAACGGGTGCCCGCTGTTCAGCCCCCAGGCTTCAATGGCGTGCAGTGCACCGGCGATCGTGCAGTCGCCCAGCGTGTCGTTCATCAGCATGCCCCAGGCGGTCTGTCCTTTCGTCCAGTCGCAGACGGCCGGCGCGGCGGGGAGGGCCGCAGTGAGGTACCGCGCCAGCCGCAATGTGCGAGAATCGGTTTTGACGGCCTTGCGGCCAAGTCTGAAAGCCATGAGGTGTGCCTCTTCACTTCTGCGCAAATGCGCGGGTTACCGTTTGTCGAAAAATCCAATCAAGAGCAGCAAAAATCCAATTCCAATAATCCAGCCGAAAATGTGATCGATGATGCTCATTATGTCAGTTGCAGTCATGGCTATTTGTCCATCCAGGTTACTTGCTTTGCGTTGGTGTGGCGCCAGGCGCGGGCCGGTAGAGCAGCTTCACGGCCAGTAAGCCTCCAGAGACAGCGGCAACAATCAGTTTGTGCAGCCCTTCCTTGCTGAAGTCAAGCTGACCGCTTGTCGCGGCGTCATACAGATAGTTGATGGCTGCGCCGCTCGCTCCGCCTTCAAACACCACAAAGTATGGGTTGCTGCGAACTGAGAGCCAAAGCTGCTTCCACATAGCCGTTCCTTTCTACTGCCGGTTTTCGAACGCTTCACCGGCGGCCTCGCTTACGCCTTCGAGAAGTTGATGCCACCACCCGCACTTGGGGCACTTGCCGACTCCCTCAATTGGCTCGGCGGGCGGTTCGGGGGTCGCCTTGGGGTCGCAGAGGATAGGCACTGGCGGATAGGGCGGCCCAATTGGAATCTTTGGTTTTACTGCATCTTCTCCCACGGCCTGCCTCCTTCTGTGCTGATTGCGTTTTGTTCCACTCTTCGCAAATATCCCAAAACTTCCTCGGGGAGAATGCGAGAATCCCCGTTGTTTGGAACAGGGTTGACTTTGTTAAAGAGCGGCGCGCCGTCACGCTTGCGCAGGTAGTCTTGCATTTCCTTGACTTCCGATTTTACCGTGATCAGATCGTCTTCGATCCTTTGTTCGTGCTGACCAGCGTAATAGAACCCGCCGAAGATCGTTATGCAGATTGGAATCCACGCCGGAATCCACTTGTGCCAAAAGTCCCGTACTTTCTCGGCCACCCTGCTAACCCTCGTACTCGGATTTTGCCCATGAGCCTGTGTGCTTCTCCGGTTCTGCCTTCGGTCCCTCAAGTTGCGCCGCTCTTCCATGCAAAGCCTCGTTTCACCAGGAGCCCGCTTTCTTACCGATGCGCGAAGAATGCAAAGTTGATGACTTCCAGTATCAGCCCAAAAACCGTGCAGATCACAACGCAGACCGCAAGCGAGTTGGACTTCGTCTTGTTGACCACCTCAAGAGCAGTATCGACCGCCTTCTGCGAGGCCTCGAATGCTGTGTCAACAGCCTTCTGTGAGGCTTCGAAGCGCTCCTCATACCGCTTGTCGCGCTCTCCCATGATGGCGATCAAGTGATCTTTCAAGGTTTCGACGGTCCAGCCTTCTTTTTCGTCGGCCATCGCATCACCTGCTTTGCTGCGCGGGAGCCATCTTTTCCTCAGAACGGCTCACCCCGCATATTCCCCTGGAGGTTGTGAGGGGAACGTCACTGTATCCCGTAGATGCTGATCGAAGTTCCCACTGCGAAGTTATA